GACAAGTCAAAATTTGAAAGAGTTTTGAAGGCTCAACAAGCTGTTGTTGAAACGAATGGAAACATTAAGTGGAAGCATGGATTATTTGAGATGTTGGGTGTACATTCCCTAAGATGACCCATTTATCGCAACCAACAATCAATGACTTAGAGGTGCTGAATCAACATATAGTATGTGTTTTGAACGCACCATCTAGACTGTGTACATTTAAGGAGAAAAATAATATGTCACTAAATCAATTACTTAGGGAAGACCTATATAATAATATAATGCGTTTGTCGCATAATATATACAATGGAACACCCGGAAACCCCCTTTTTGACGTTACCCCTCTAGCTTTTATAATACTTACCAAGGTGTTTTTGTACATTTTGTTGACTGCTTTTACCCTGGTCACAATTTACTACACACTACATATGGTATGTCTAATTGACGATGCTTGCTTTGCTCAAAACTATGGAGTGAAGATATGAAAAGTCGCATAATATATAATGAATTCAATGACTTAGGTAAAGTTTTAGCTTGTAAAATCCAAAATAATATTTTAACTTTTGTTCAGACAGAAGGAGATTTAATATGAAATGGTCTAATGATGCAGACGAATTAGGAGCTTCTAAAGTAGGGGCTATCGTAATGGGTGAAACACCTTTCCAAACTAACGAAGCCGTCAGGCAAATAGTTTTAAATGCTAAAGCTGGTGTAACAGCTATTGATGATGGGCTGTATAAAGATGCAAAGGACCGAGGTAATTACCTGGAGCCGGCATTGACTGAATGGGCTAGTGATAAGTTAGACAGCCTTTGTCCTGACAATGTGGCTTGTAACTATCAGCCACCAACTGATGCTCATCGACTTGAAGGGGCCAGGCTTTGTGCATCTCTTGATGGCATCCTGGAAGTAGTAGGGGGCGAACTTACTATTCCTAATTCCCAAGGTGAGGACATAACTGTATCGGGCTTCGGTGCCTTGGAAATAAAAACTGATGGCTGGGATGATGGACCACCAAGGGCCGACCAGGTGTTACAGCTTCAAACACAAATGCTGTGTGCTGACTTTGGCTGGGGAGTTATTGCCAAGCTTGGTCCTAAATTAAAGTTTGAACTCTATCCATATATGAGAAGCGAAAAGCTGATAAAAATTATTTTGGAAAAGGTCGAAGACTTTTGGGATCGTGTTGATAATGATAAGCCGTACCCACCAATCGATAATGGCAAGCCGGATACAATTCCATTAGACCACCTAGAAACCAAGGATGATGTTATTCAAATCATTACTGATTACAATAAATGTAAAGCTGAAGAGAAGTCCTGGAAGTTACAAAAAGAAAAATGCCAGGAAGCTTTGGAGCTTGTCCTTGATGAGTTCGATGCTGAATACGCAAGCATAGGTAACTACAGAATTAGCCATCCAATAGTTAAACGCAAAGCACAGCCGGAAAAATTAGTTCCAGCTAAACCATCCACACAACATAGACGATTTTCAATCGAGGAGATAAGNAATGAATAGTTTTAAAACAAATTTAATTCCGACTGATGTAGANCAGGCACTCAGGATATCTGAGATGTTTGCCAAGTCTGACTTAGTACCGGACAGTTATAAAAATAAACCAGCTAATATATTTTTGGCTGTGTCTGCCGGGGCTTCACTTGGACTAGCACCTTTCCAGGCTATGCAAAACATTGCTGTCATTAATGGTAAACCTTCAGTATGGGGCGATGCCTTACTGGCTATGGTTAGGAATGATAAGAGATGTTTATCCGTTAAAGAAACAATAGATGGTGAAGGCAGAGCTAGGACTGCAACTTGCAAAGTATCTAGGTTAGCATCTGATGGATCTACTGAGTTGATTGAATCTAGCTTCTCTATGGGTCAGGCCCAAAGTGCTAATTTATTAAATAGACCACCCTGGAAAAACTATCCTGATCGTATGCTACAAATGAGGGCTAGGGGCTTTGCTTTGCGTGATGCATTCGCTGACGTTATCGGTGGATTAATTACTGGCGAGGAAGCCCAGGACTTTCCGGTGCCTAAAGATGCTGTACAAGAGCTAGAGAAGGACCCTAGGTTTAATAAGGATGCTCGAAGCATTGATGATATAGTAAATGAGTTAACCCCACCTGAAGAGCCTAAAATCGAATTACAATGGGCCTTGTATATACCAGGTAAAGATCAACTAAAGGTCGGCAATAAAAATGATTTTGTTTTGGAGTACAAACACTACATGGAATTGATAAACAGATCAAAGATGTGGGATTTTCAAACCAAGCAAAAGAAGTATGCCGAACTCAAAACTAATAACATGGAAATGTTAGAGCAACTCAGGGAAGCTGACTTTGGATTAATAGAAGAAATAGAAATGGATGAAGGGAGATTGTTTGATGCAGAAAATTCCACTAACTCCTAAACAATTAAAACTTCTAAAGTTTCTTAAATCATTTTATGACGAGCATGAGTACATGCCATCTTATAAAGAGATCTGTGAAGGCATTGGTGTTAAATCAACAAACACAGTACATGATGCCCTGGTCAGACTTGATAGAAAAGGACATATCAAAAGATTCAAAGAAGGAAAGTATGGGGGCAATAGAGCTATAGAACTTATATAGCTTGCAACCTTGCAATTAATCTATCAGCTCTTGCTGTTACTTGTGTGTAGTAGCGAGAGTTTTTTAATTGGTTACCACATTCAATCCAATCACGATCTTTTACAGCTTGCCGAAACAAAACAAATTTACTTAGACGAGGTCTACCCATATTGAACATGAGGTTGCCAATAATTAATTGTACTTCTTCCGGCAACTCATCAAAGTCTTCAAATAAAATTTTACATTCATCGATGGTACCATAAACATCCACCTGGAAACATTGGTTTACTCTGTCAGGTGATACGGCTGTACCAACCGGCAGTTCGTATTCCTCATCCCATTCAGTAACAAGGTGACCTATTCCAAACGTAGGCAATCCTAAATGATCCAGGTAAATTTCGTTCTTGGTACCTTCATCAATGATGAGGTCTTCACGAAGCTTATCTATATCCATTAAGACTTCTTCTTTTTCTTTTTGAATCCGGACTTCATGTTTGCGTATGCCTTGTCGCTGATTGTTGAGTTCTTTTTACTACGAGATATGTTTTTCTTACGTCTAGCATTTATGTTGGCATATAATCCAGGTTTAGACATGGAAGTTCCTTTCTATTAATGTTGCTTTGTTACTTAAAGTTGTTTCCCTCTTCGTTACTTTCCCATATTCAATTTCTTTTTCAGCCCTGGGATCATCTACAAAACTTTCTTCTTCACCTAATTCTTCAGGTGTTAACTTGCTATTACGAAGTCTTAATTCGTGGTAAATTTTTTTTACTTCTGCGTTACCTGACCAGGCATTGCTTTTACATTCAGCACATACCTTTGCGAAGGGTCTTATATAAATAACTTCTCTCATGTCGGCACCACATTCAGCACATTGATTGTGAGCAAACCTGGTAATACGTCTAGCCATTTCTTCTTTTCCTTTTTACTTCTTTGACATGCTTGTAATAAAAGTAATTGCCAATTTTGTTAAAAAATTTTGACAGCCTTAACCAAAACCAAATCATTATTTCTTACCCATAAGTTTCATTGCCTGACCAACACCTTTGATACCAAATGAACTACTGACTGCTATAAATAATAGGTACTGGTACCAATCGGGTAGGGTGTTTAATACTTCAAAGCCGGTCCTAACATATTCGGTGAATGACGGAATGAAGACTAAAATTGCGGGCAAAAGTAGGACAACTAAAGCAAATTCGTCTTTCCAGCTTCCATCAGTAGCATCAGCCATAGACTTTTCCCAGGCAACTTCCCCGGAAGCAACCTTCTCAGCAACCACAGCTTTGGCTTTAGCTTGAGCCACTTTGACTTGGCCATCTGCTTTTACTTTCTCGACTTTACTATCCATCCAGCTTGAAGCCAGGTTAGCAATCGGTCCTAAAAATTGTAACATATCTAGTCCTTTCTAAATTTGGAATCTATCCAGCACTTGCCGTAGTACAAGATGAATAACCATACTGTGAATAGAACACCTTCAACATAGGTGAGTTCGTTCCATGCATCTAAGATTGTGCTGTCCATTAATATACCCTTACCTTTCCTTCATCCACTTGTGGCACCAGCTTACAAATACAATTATATTTCTTAGTGCCGTTCTCTACTTCTAATTGTTGATCGCTTAAATGTTCTGCATAGAATGTACAGTCAGTCACAGATTTAAAGTAGATACTGGACTGAGCTACTGCTCCCATATAACAAGCAAGCATGAAGGCTGTCATTTGGCTATACTCCGCAAACTTTCCATTACTTTATCTATCGATGGTTCATCGCCTGGTGCATATCGGCAGAGGTATGATCGAGGGCATCCCACCCTTATATCAGTATATTCTAACTCGTATGTTTTTCTGTTCGTTCCATTATTAGCAACATAGATACAAGCTATTTTATCTTTCAAAGCCTTCTGTGTTTTTAATCTGCATAAAACCATCTTTGGTGGTTTAATTTTTCCTTGCCATATTTTTTGTTTGTTAGTGTACTTTTTTGTTTCCCCTATTGTTTTAGCAAAAGCTTTGAACGTAACCACAAAACTAATAATAACCACAGCTATGACACAGAAGATAATCCCCATAGTTTGTAACGTATCAATTAATTCTTTTTGTTGTTGTCTAGCTTCTACTCTTTGCAATCGATCTGCTTCTTTAGCTTCAGATATTCTGTTAGCTCTTTCTGCAATTATTTCATCCCAGGTAGTAGGCCCAAATCTTAAATTTACTAATTGCTTTAATTCGTTGCGTTGCTCTTCTAACAATTTCATATTGATAAAATCGTTTGCACTATTTTCAACAGATCCAAACTGTTCAGCGATAGACAATCCTTTGCCTTTGCTTTTATTCATTTGAGATTCGCCCAGGAAGAAGCCATCTATTTGTTTAGCTATGCCTGAGATATCTTGTACTGTACTGATGTTGCTTTTAATAAACTCTACTGATTTTTGTACTAGAGCAATACCAGTTAGAATTTCTGCAACTACCATGCTACCTCACTAGTAAACCTATGAGTAAAACAATAGCAGTACCACTAGTACCAATCATTATATGCTCTATACGTTTGATGCGAAGTATAGTTTCTTTCCACCTCTCAGAACAAACTGCTTCGTGTGTGTCGATCTGTGCTTTGACTTCAGATGCTTTGACCATTTATTAACCTTTAGGATATTTGTCTTTAACTGTTTTGATTGTGGCTTTCCAACCATCTATGCCATTGTGGTATAAGTCATCTAATTGATCTGCTATTGTTGGATATTCCACAAATCTTTTATTTATATAAGCTATTTCTAACATCTTTGCTTTTATATCAGCTTTAGATATTTCTTTTGTTCCATCAACCCACTCAATTTGGCAAGTATCTATATCAGTTCCTTTGATTATAAAACTTGCATTTGGATTTATTTTAAATATTGCATTACTTATCATTGTGCAATCTCCTGAATAATCATTGTGCTTATACCTTGTGGGTCTTGCAATCTATCGCCATTGTATTTATTACGATTTACATAAAATGTTGTACCAGCATTTGCTGTTACTCTTACTTTAAAAGTTTGAGCAGACGTTCCAGTATGAGTAGTAAATACTGTGTGTGAACTTCTCATGGTATTATAAGTCATAAAACTAGAACTACCATAGTGAGTACCAAAATGTGTTCTAGAACGACTAGCATTAGCTGGAGGTTGTTGTATCGTGTTATTACTTGAATCTGTTATAAAAGCAAAAGCACCATTGTCAGATACTCCATAAAAAAGAGAAACTGTAATCATCAATAGAGAATTTGCTTTTGTAGGTGTGATTGCACATGACAAACCTGAGTCTGCTGTAGTATTATTAAAAGTGGCCATAGTAGTAAATGTATTGTGAACAACTTTTAATATTATACCACCACCCGCACCACTAACAGTACCACTAAATGCAAACGTATCTGCTAAGTTTATTCCCTCTGCTTGTGTTTTTACTAATGGCATAATTTACTCCTTTGGGTATTTATCTTTTACAGCTTTGATTGCTTTTTGAAACTTATCTCCACCTTGCCCATCATGATAAATCATATCTAGTTGATCTTCTATTCTTGGATAATTGATTGCTCTATTTCTTTGATATTCCTTTGCATCATAATCTGCTTGAAGTTCTTTTTGTTTAGCAAGTATATCCTTTTCAGCTATTGGTGTTGTTCCATTATGCCATGTAATTTGTTTTATATCATTAGCAATTACAGATACTTGTGCAGTAGAATTAATTGCTAAAATTGATTGTACTATATCTGTCATTCTTTATGCTCCTATTTCAATAGCAGTAAAAAATAACCCAGTTTCTGGTCTATTTAATTCAACTTGCTGACTGTTTCCAGTTCTAAAATAAATAGTATAAGTAACTTGACTTGCTGTATTAGGACTATCTAAAAACTCCATTGAACCATTACCATATCTATTTTGTCCACCATCGTTATGAACGTAAAATAAAGAACTTGCATTCCCAACACCTAAATTAGTACTTCCTTTATAAATAGTTGCATAAAGATCATCATTTGTAAGCATATAAAATCCACCTATACTTGCAGTTAAAAGAACTTTAGATGAAGTAGCTACTGGAGTTATATTTATAGCAATACCAGAGGTTACATAAGATGTACTTGTAGTTGCTACTGATACTCCAGAATTAGCTTGTTTAACTTGCAATACTTTACCACCACCTGCATCTGCAAAAGATAACTGACCAACACCAGTTGTTCCTGATCCAGTTATACTTGCCACCTTTAAAAACTTATCGGCAGTAACATTACCAGTTGGAAACTTTAATGTATAACCTTGACCAGCAGAATGTGCTGGTGATTCAAGTTTAATGCCATGACTATTTGCACTACAATTTAACTGTAACTTACCACCAGTACCACTTGATGTTCCATCACCTTTGATTGATAGACCAGCACTAGAAGAACTTGATACAAAGTTAGTCTTAGCATTTGTTACTGTGCTATCGCTTGGTGTTCCTATATCAAGTACGTTACCCAACACAAGAATAAAATCTATGGTATCACTAGAAGATAATGTGCCACTACTAGGCAAGAATGTAATAGTAGAACCTGACACAGAGAACGAACTCAAAGGTGCTTGTATAACTCCATTCAAAGATACCATCATATGTAAAGCTGACTCAGGTGTAAATGCCACAGAGTCTTGAGCAAGATTATATGTATTCGTAGATGAACAAGTTATAGCATCTAGCTTAACATAGCTACCTACTTGTGGTGTTTTGCCAATGTAACTCATATTTTAACCCTTTGGTTTCGTTGGAAAGTTGACATGAATTTTAGTTTTTTCATCAAATTTCAGTTTTGCTTGAACCTTTGCAACTGTGTCCAAACCACTTGTTATATCTCTCATTTGTTGTCTGTAAGTTTTCCAAGCATCTGACATAGTTACATCTGAATTACCCATGTAATCTGTTTCTTTCAATATATTATTTCTTACAGTTCTAAGCCAATTCAGTTCTCTGCCTAATGCACCTTTGGCATATTCAGCTTCTTCTTTTTCTAGTTGTTCTTGTTCTGCATCTGTTAATTCTATCTCAATGCCATTTACATTTTTTATTCTATTAGCCATTACAGAACTCCAAATAGTTTAAATTTAGCACTAGCAATATCGCCATTTGTAAAAGCTATTGCTATTGCATTAACTATGGCAGTACTGGCTAATGCACCAATACTATTTGAATGTATGTAATAACTACTAGCTCCAAACCCAAAGAAATTACCATTAAATACTGTCCTAGAGGCTACTCCTAAATTATCAACAATAATAGTTCCAGTTGCACCACCATTATTAGCAGTAGCAGAAACTCCTTGGTCATGATTTAATGCAAAATCAT